ATATAGTTCCTAACTTTAAAGGCGGCGGCTCTGCTATTTTTAATCCTAATATGATTGCGCAGTACGGAATGCCTGCTGGCGCAAAACCAATCAGAGGAGCTGGGGGATATGTCCCTAATTTTGCGGATATGAACCGTGCAGATGCTCTGCGTGAATTGGAAGGAATGAAACCAAACAGTAGCAAGGTATATTCTGAAGCTGATAAAAATAGAGCTGCAACAATTGGTAAAATGTTTGGAATTAAAGGCCTCGGTTTAAGGAGCCCCGGTGCGGTTAAGGGACAATTAAAACGGAAAAAAGACACAAAAGCGGTCTCCGGAACATTCATGGATCTTACTGCAGCAGCCAGCATGCTTGTACCTCAAGTGGGCGCAACAGGCCGAGATATGTTTGTTTTCGGGCATTCTAAAAAAGGAATGACCGATACTCAAGCATTAGCCCAAAAAACACTAGGTACAAAAGTAGATGGGGCCATAATGAACATTTATGGGCCAAGTCCTATGGCAAGTAAAAAAGTTCAAAAGGGCGGTAATCTGGCAAAAGTGGAGGACATTTTAGATGAATCTTTGAGATTGGCGGCGGAGAATGTGATCATGGCATATAGTCCAGCACTTTCGGACATACCTGTAAACAAAAATAAAGTTGAAAAAAGATTTCTTGCAGAAGGAGGCTCTGGTGCTATGGGAGCTTTTAAAGGTGCCCTTTTTGAGGCTATCGTGCAACGTCTTTTAGAACAACCTAAAGAAAAAGGCAAAGACCGCACCACTACTTTGGACGTGAGGTTTGGCGTAGCAGGCGGGGCTGAAGCTAAAGATTTATTTGGCATACCAAAAAGTGATGTAGCGCAATATGCAGATCTTAAATCAAGTACGAGTACCGGTAACAAAAATAAAATAATTCAGCAGGTTTTAAAAAATCATGCAGGACTTGTTAAAATAACCGGCGGAGCTTCCCAAGGTTATATTCCTAATTTTGCTGCACTTGGAGATGCGGTAGAAAGAGAAGCTGCCGCAGGAGTTCCTTTGGGATCTATTCGTGTGGGACGTTCAAGCAGATTGGCTGGGCCTAATAATCCAGCTGGATTAGCTGTAACAAACACACGAGATGAGCCTAGAGGATTAAAAGATGTAGTTGGAGCTTCCAGAGGATATGTTCCAAATTACGCTTTAAATTTGCCGGGAGGACTCACAGCTAAAAAAGGAAAAGGCCATGCTGCTTTAATAGAATCGCTACAAAAACAACTTGCTGCAGAATTAAATGATGCTATAAATGATTATCGTAAAGGTAACATGAGTCGTGAACAGTTGAATGCAAAAACTAAACAATTAACGCAAAGTATGCAGTTGACCAATACGGCAGAAAAAAAAGTAACTGCAGCTGTTAATCGTAGAGCTGCTGCAGCAGATAGATTAGCAGCTAGTAGGGGCGGTGCAGTAGGTATAGGAGGTCGTATGAGCGCTTTAAACGCACGCATGAGCCGTGGCCCTATGGGCGGTATGGGAGTAGGAATGGGTTTAACAATGGGGGCTCCTATGTTGGCTGGAGCCATTGAGCAAGGAATGGGAGAAGGCAATGCAACAGGCCAAGTTTTATCTGGAGCTTTGACAGGTGCGGGTACAGGCGCGGCCATGGGCATGATGTTTGGTCCATTGGGAGCCGCTATTGGTGGAGTGGGAGGAGCTTTGATTGGTCTAGGGGTGTCTGCAATGGATGCTGGAAAAAGTCTTGAGCAATTAGAAAGAGAATCCAAAGAATACCAACAAGAAACTGATAACAACACTAACGCGGCGCGTGAATATATTCAGGCGTCACGAGATTTAGCTGCGGCTATTTCACCAGAAGAATTTGAAGACGCGCAAAAACGTTTAGCTAAAAACTTTGATGCGATTAAAGATGTAAATCTTCAAAATGCCTTTGCTGAAGCAGGCACTAGTGTTGATGAAATGGTTAAAAAACTAGAAGCATACGAGTTAAGAAGAGAATCTGGAGCGATTGGAGGAAGAATAGCTACTAATATTAAACGTTTGCAAGAAGAAGGTGGGGGACTCGGAACGGAAAAGGACCCAAATCGTATTTTAACAAGATCGATTACGTCAGCCGCAGATCAAGCGCTTGGCTCACCGGCACTAAGCTTTGATTTAGATAAAACAGCATTAACTAATCTTAAAACACAATATGGTGATTTTTTCAAGCTTATGGGCAATTTAAATGAAGCCCAAATGAAAGAGTTAACTGACCAGCTTGCTGAAGAAGCCGGGAGTGGTTTCATGGCACTGTTTGGAGAAGGTAGAGGAGATTTGGCTTTTGATGCGAGCGCAATAGCAGACACATTAGTAGGTTTTCGAGCTGGGTTTGACGACAAAGATGCGGAGAATTTAGGTAATTTCTTTCAACGTTTGTATGAGATTACAAAGGGAAGATTTTTTAAAGATGAAATTCAGGTTAATAATCAATTTACAAAACAAAGTTTTGTGGGTTTTGCAGAAGTGGTAAAATTAGTAAATGATTTTCAGAAAACCACAAAATCACTGGGGGACTCCAGCAGCTCTCTTAGTAAGGAAATAAATTTTGCTCAAGAAAGCTTTATAAATGCAAAATCTAATATCACCCGGCTTGCAGAAGCTTTAGGCTCGATGGTTAAATCACTTGACAACATAGCAAAAGTTAGAAAAGCATTTACTGCAGAAAGAATAGATTTATTAGGCGGCGCCGGTAGGGGGTTATCAATTGGAAGGTTTGCTGAAGGTCAATCTATGCTAGGTTTTAAAGACCAACGTGCTAAATTAACAGCCACAACCGCGCAAGCAAATGCTACAAGAATAATGGATGTAATCAAAGCAGGCCAATCGGCTACTGGAGATGTAAATTTACAAAAGCTAAGAGAAGCTGGCAATATTTTTTCTCAAGATATTAATGCAGGATTAGATGCTTTTGCTAAATTTACTTCAGCTAATAGCAAAGAACAAGAAAAACTTACCAAACTAATAAATGAATTACGCGTTACTTATAATGATCAATTAACAAATATTAATCTAGATGAAAAAATAACACAAGCC